CACACTTGAGCGTCTGACACGCCAGGATATTGCCAGCCGTAGCCATAGGCGCTGATCTGTGCGTTGATTTCAGCGTGCAACGTCACGTCGTCAGATGTGCCGAACACCTTATAGCTTTTGGTGTAAGACGACGTAGCCTTCTTGCCACGACGAACAATCGTCGCCTGCCGTGAGTCGCCGTCTTCAATCCAAGTAAGTGCCATTACGCTGCCACCTTGTTTTCGTCAGCCAAATGCCGTGTGTTCTTTGCGGTTTCCTCAACTGCCTTCGCAGTGCGTTCAGCAAGCGAAGAACCGAAGCCCATGCCGCCGAGGTTGACCGACGAAAACGTGCCTGCGACTTCGCTTTTGCTGACAGCCGATTCGGCACCGGCGGCTCCCGCACCAGCCATCGCAGCGCGTTCGCTTGGAGAAGCAGAGGCAGCGCCAGTGGCTTCGGCCACAGCCTCCGACGCATACTTTGCGGCGTCTCGTTCTTTGCCCCTAGCCGTGGCATCACCAAGAGCCGCTTCGGCGGCGAGCGTTGCCGCACGCCGCTCATCCGCAAGACGCTGGTTCTCTGCCTGACGTCCAGCCTTGTCCGCTTCGGCTCCAGCCATCACGGCATCAACTCGCTGCATGCGGTCCTTTTCGGCTTGTGCGTTCTCGACAGCAGCCTTGCTCGTGCGACCTTCAATGCCTGGACGCTCCTGCATCCGCTGTTCTGCCCGTGCAGCGTTTTCGTCTTTGATCGCCTGGACTCGAGTTTCTGTGTCCTTGGCTCCCGTGATAAATCCTTGCACGCGAGTCCACGCGATCTGGATGCCAGCGACAAGGTTGTCAAACGTCGCCATCACGCCGTTTGCGATGTTGTCAAAGAAGCCCATGATGAACGCACCCATCGTGTTCAGAATCGCAGCCGAGTCTGTGTACAGCTTGTCCCACGCGATGTAGATGCCTGACCCGATGTCTGTGAACACGTCTTGAAACGCAGCAACCCACGGGTCAACGTAGGACATCAACGCTTCCGTGCCACGCAGCCAACCGGCGACCAGCCCCGCCCACAGCACATCCATCGCACCGGACAAGTCACCAGCCGCCACGGCTTCGTAGACGCCTGTGAACGTGGTCGTTGCGGTCTTAGCAAGATCGCCCAGCACGACGATGCTGTCTGATACGGCAGTTGAGAAGCCGCCAGCAATCGCACCGCCCGCATCAGACACGTAGCCGGCAAGGCTAGAGAACGCACCAGTAATCTGCGGCCCGAACTGCTTGACGGCAATGCCGACGCCGACAGCTGCCGCAGACAAAAGGAGCAGCGGTGCCAACGGTGCGAGCCACGCCGCTGCCACCGCAGCGGCAGACGCCACAGAGCCAGCTACAGCCATCGCGGTGGCGGCAAGGTATGTGCCGATTCCTGCAACAGCCGAACCGACAAATGCAGCAACGCCACGAGCCGCAGATCCGAGCCACGCAGCCGACATCGCAGCCGTTGAAGCAATGGTCTTTCCGACAGCACCCGTGAGATTGGCCGCATACTGCGCCAGCCTCGCCGTCGCACCAGAAGCCCACCAGACGAATGATTTGTAGGTAAGCGCCAGACCGCCGACGATGTCGGTGACGAACCGAGCCATGCCGGAACCAGACACGGCAAACATCGCACCACGCAGAGTGCTTGACGCCATGACGACGCCGTTGAGTCCTCGCAGCGTTGCGGAGAAGAACCCAGCACCAGCGGCAATCCCGCGATTGAATCCCGTGAAGAACACCGGAAACATCGCCTGGGCTGCACTGGAAGCCGCCCCTGCCATTTGCATAAATCCGGCGGCACCAGAAACGGCGAATCCAGCCACCGCCGTGGCAGACGACGTTGCGAACCCAGCAATAGCACCGCTCGCAGTGGCGGCGAATGACAGCACGGACGCGGACGCAGCCAGCATTGACGAGCCGATTGAATTTGCGAGTGCGAGCGTGGCAGGCATTGCTACAAGCGCAAAACTCTTGCCAACGCCCGTCGCCGCTCCCATCAGCATCGCCAGCGGTGACAAAGCGAAAGCCGCAGCCTTGCCGATTCCGGCAAACCCGAATGACGTCACCTGGAGCGAGATGCCAAGCCCTACCATTGCACTGCCGACTGCAACGGCAGCCACGGCCAACTTCGCAAACGCTACGACGGCTTCTTTGTTGTCGCCAGCCAGCTTCGTCAGTCCGTCAATCAGACCCGTGACGAACGGCACAATGTTTCCGAGAGCCGGAGCAACTGCGTCAGATATGGCAATCGCCATCCGTTGCATTGCCGCGAGGACTTGAGAGCCAGACCCAGCAAGGCCCGACATCAAAATTTTGTATTTCTCGCCAACTGGCAGCGCCTTCGTCATTGCATCGCGCATGCCTTCAAAACCATCCACGCCGGCAGTGGCAAGGATGGATGCGGCTCGAATCGCATCAGCGCCAAAGATGCGTCTGAAAACGTCGTCCTTCGCCGTCTGGTCAAGCCCGCCCATCGCTTGATTGAGCGTGTCGATAATCTCAACCATCGGCTTCATCTTGCCATCAGCGCCACGGAACGACTGCGTTGACAGTCCAACTTGAGTCAGAGCCGCAGCTGCATCGTCAGCCGGTGCCATCAACCGCATCAGCATCGTCTTGACGCTGGTGCCTGCGTCCGAACCCTTGACGCCGTTATTGGCAAGGATCGCCAGCGTTGCCGACAGATCCTCAATGCTCTGCCCAGCCAAGCCGGCAACGGCAGATGACATCGAGAACGCTTCAGACATCTGAGCGATTGAGGTGCTTGACGCATCCGCCGCAGATGACAACGCATTTGCAGCGACATCAGACGACACCTTGAACACGTTCATGGCGTCCGACATCACCACAGCCGCCTGGGCAACGTCCATCTCGCCAACCTTGGCAAACTCAAGTGCCGTCTTGCCGGCACCGCCAAGGACGCTATCAAGCGACATGCCTGCCTTCAGCAACTCAAGCATGCCTTGAGCCGCTTCGGTTGGCCCAACTCCGAGTGCCTGGCTCATCTGCATCGCAGACGCCTTGATCTTGTCCATCTCGCCAGAAGTGGCCCCGGTGCTCGCCTTGATGTTGAGCAGCGTGGACTCAAACGCTGCACCCTGCTTCACGGCAGCGGCAATCGGCGCCGCCATGCCAATACCAGCAGCTGCGAGCCGTCCGCCACCTGAGGCGAGCGAGCGGCCCATATTGCCGAGAGACTTATTGACCCGAGTCAGTGCCGAGAAAAACTTCCTCGGATCGGCACCGATTTCGACAAATACGCCACCGGCTCTGACTGCTCCTGCGCTCATACGTGTTTCTGCCAGTCCTTGCCGAACAGCCGCTCAATGTCCTGCGGCGTGGCCTGTCGTGGCTTTTCCTTCTTTGCGTAGGGATTCAGTTTTCTCGGGTCTGACTTCGGCGTTCCCTTGTCTCGGTTGATGTTCGCTTGCTGTGCGAGGATGTTGGCTGTGTGCCACCAGTCGTGCTCTAGGCGGCTATCGCGGGCTGCGAAGAGTTGTCTGACGGTCCACTTGCCTGGATGGACTCCGAGGATTCCTGCGGCTTCCCAGATGGCATCCCAGATGCTCCTGCTAGGCTCTCGATCGTCGCCGTCTCCAGTCCCGCCTCCGCTCTGTCGAGCATCTCGTTTTGAACCTCGTCCATTTTGGACGCGAGAAGCGCAATCATCTTGCGGAGGCGCTGGGGGAAAAAATCGACAAGCTCCTGCTCAAGCGCCTTGGTTGCAGCGTCAAGAGAATCACCACGCAGGCCGTCAAGAAAATCCTCGCGGGTGAGTGACTTGGCCTCCACCTGCTTGGTGAGCAGTGCGTACAGGATCTCGCCGATCTTGGCGTATTGGCTGCGAAGCACTTGGAACGTCTGCGAGATGTTCGCAGCATCCACCAGGTCAAACGGCACAGCCTTCCTGTCGCCAGTCTGCTCGTCCACTACGTCAACCGTGACGTTGTCGCGGACACGCAGCGCAGAGGCGACCGTCAATGCCACCTGCCACGGCCTGCCCTGGTCGTCTCGAAACTCACGCATGCTTCAACCTCTCGTCAGTCTTGGATCTGTCATCTTTGCCTCAAGCGTGCATGTCACCACGCCGTCAATTGGATCTGTCTCACTGATGCCAGTCAGCACAGCAAGAAACGAGAAACCTGCGGCACCGCCGTAGACAGTGAACGGCGTGCCCGTGTGCATGCGAGAGAAAGCGGAGAAAGTCTCTGCCGGATCATTGAGCTCCACCGACACCGTGCACTCGTAACCAGTGCTGTACGTTGCTGAATACCGACTGCCGTAGGCGTTGACGTCAATGGTCCGAGCAGACTCGGTCAACGTCACGTTGCGAGCGCTGGCGATGTAGCCGCCATCCAGCATGATGGAGCAATCCTTCCCCAGCGTGATAGCCATCAGGTAAATTCCTTAGCCGTCACGTTGAAAGTCACAGCACCGTCAACGCCGATGTTTTCCGTGACGCTCATCACAGAGAACCCACTCCCAGCAGTGGTCAGGCTTGTAATAAGCCCGGTCACATCGTGGCACTCAATCTCCCACGTCTTCGTGGTGAATCCAGCCCTTGCTGCCTTGTAGCCAGGGGCACCAGAGCTTCCGCCAATGTTAGAGCGGTTTGAGATGTCAACCGTCTCACACTCCTCCGTGTAGGTCGCGGAGATGATTCCTGCGCCAAACGGTGGCGCGGACGATGCGTCTTTTCCAAGCGTGATTGCCATGTGTTTTTGTCCTTATGTCAGGCTGATGTGGTTCGGCTACCGGACACGGTGTAGGTGATGATACTGACGCGGTCCTCCTGCTCCAGAGGCACCAGCCTTATCTAATTGTGTTTGAGAATTCGAGGTGTTTGGCCTGGCGGTATTTGCATTTTGTTGTCCAGTTGAAGATCTAATGGCACGCAATCTAGAA